AAAGTAACCACCAAACCACAACTTAATTTTATTTAGAGGCATTATCATGGCTGCAACAACTTCAACAACTCTCGACGACCTGTTCGTCAATATCGTCGCTCAGGCTCGTTTCACTGCCGAAGAGCAATCACTAATGATGGGTCTAGTGACCAACTACAACATCCAAGCTCAGGCTGGTAAGACCATTCAGGTTCCTAAGTACCCAGCAATCGCTGCTGCTGACTTGACCGAAGGCACTGACATGTCTAGCACTACTGTATCTACTTCTTCAGTTTCTGTGACTGTTGGTGAAGTAGGCGCACAGGTTCTGCTGACTGACATGGCTACATACGGTGATGGCAACCCTGCTGTTGAGCTGGGTACTGTTCTTGGTAACGCTATCGCTACCAAGATCGACACTGACCTGATCGCTCTGTTTGACGGTTTCTCTGCTTCTATCGGTGCCGCTGGTGCTGAGGTTGCTGTAGCTGACCTGTTCAAAGCTGCTGCTACTCTGCGAGCCAATAAGGTTACTGGCACAATCAATGCCGTAGTACATCCTTATCAGGCTTACCAGTTGAAAGCTAACCTGACCAACACCTTTGCTAACCCTAATGGTGGCGACTTGCAAAACGAAGCAATGCGCAACGGTTATGTCGGCACTATCGCTGGTATCAACGTATACGAGTCTGCCAATGTAGTTATCGACGTAAATGGCGATGCTAAGGGTGCTGTATTCGCTCCCGAAGCTCTAATGATCGCTATGAAGCGTGACTTCAACATTGCGCCTCAGCGTGATGAATCTCTACGTGCCTTCGAACTTAACGCCACTGCTGTATATGGTGTTGCAGAGCTTGACGATGCATTCGGTGTTGAGATTCTGTCTGACTCCGCACTGTAAGACTGACTGCCCCTTCTTCGGAGGGGGCTTTCTTACGAGGTTTATATGGCTATAACTTATCGCGGTGAAAGGTTCGAGGGCTACAACAAGCCCAAGCGCACCCCCAAGCATGACAGCAAGAGCCACGCTGTACTTGCTAAAGAAGGCGACAAGATAAAGCTAATTAGGTTCGGTCAGAAGGGTGCAGACAACAAGCCTCCCCGCCAGAACGAATCAGAAGCAGACAAAGCTAAACGCAGATCGTTTAAAGCTCGGTTTGCTAAAGACATAGCAAGAGGCCGCAAAGATAAAACAGCTTCAGCGGCATACTGGGCAGATAAGGTGAAGTGGTAATGGCTTACTCAAGCGACGCAGATTTATTAAAACTGATTCCCGATATTCTCGATCTAGGTATCGAGTCTTTTGTATTGGAACACCCAAAAGCGCAGGCAGATATTCAGCGTGAACTACGGATTAAGTGGTGGCCAAGAAAGAACATAGCGGGTGAGATGGACAATACTAAGCTCACAGCAACACAGTTTACAATGGCTAGTGCTTACCTAGTTCTATGGCGTTATGCTCTACCCCAGTTGACTAACTGGACAGAGGGTGACCGATTCGGAAACATGATCGACTTCTACAAGGCACGATACGGTGAAGAGCTAGAATCTGTATTGGCTGATGGCGTTGACTATGATGAAGATGGCGACGGCACAGTTGACTACGATGAGAAGCAACCTGTCGGGCAGCGGTTAGATAGATAATGGATGTAAAGATTGATACCAATGCCAAGGCTGTTGCAAAGCGTATTGGCAAAAAGGGCAAAGAGCTATCAGCTAGTGTCAAAAGGGCGCTATCGGTTACTGCTCAGGTTGGTATTAATATTATTGAAGCCCGTACCAGTAAAGGTGTTGGCTTTAAAGGCGGAAAGTTTAAAAAGTACACGCCAATCTATGCAGCATTTAGGGCAAGTAGAGGCCGAAGCACTAACCCAGACCTACAGTTCACAGGTCAGATGTTAAGCTCAATGACATCAAGGGCAAGCAGCAGGCAGGCTGAAATATTCTTTACTAGAGCTACCGAGTCAAAGAAGGCGGCAATGAATAATAAGACTAGGCCGTTTTTTGGGTTTAGCGGCAGAGAAGAAAAGCAACTAGGCGAAGTATTCTTTAGGGCGTTGAAATGAGTGTAAGAGAGAACATTGCAAACAACTTAGTAGCTACTTTACAGGCGGTTAAAACGCCAGTAGATATTAAGTATGTAACGAGAGAGCCGTTTGATTTCACTAAGTTATCAAGCGCACAGTTTCCAGCTATACTTGTACGCAGTGCAGATGAGGATAGAGAAGATAGCAGCATCGGTGGGTCAATCACTCAGCGTATGGCGACTATCAACTACGAGTTTATTTGCTACGTTAAAGGGTCTGTTATTGATTCAGCCCGAAACAACATTATCGAAGCAATCGAAGAGGGTCTTGATGTTGATCGTTTGCGTGGTGGTTATGCACTAGATACGCAGATCACTAGAGTCGAGATCGACGAAGGTTCTATTGATCCCGTTGGTGGGGTCATTATGACAATCCGCGTTCTGTATCAGTACACTCGCGGCACAACTTAACTTTAATTAGAGGTAATTATCATGGCGACTAAAACAGGCGCATCTGGTGTAGTAAAAATCGCGGCATCTGGCGGCTCTGTGGCCGTTGTGGGTGAGGTTCGTTCTTTCACGTTTGATGGTTCAGCAGATACCATTGAAGATTCAGTAATGGGCGATACCGCACGATCTTACAAAGAAGGTCTAAAAACCAATACAGTAACTATCGAGTGCTACTGGGACGAAGCTGATGCACAGCAATTGATCCTAGACGAACGCGCTGCGGTAGATTTTGAGATTTATCCAACAGGTACTGGCACTGGCGAATCTTATTTCTCTGGTGGCGGCATCGTAACTTCACGCTCTATTACAGGTTCTTTTGACGGAATGGTAGAAGCCAGCTTCTCCATCCAGTGCAGCGGAGCAGTAACTGAAGCAACAGCATAAGGGGATTAAACCATGGGATTAGCTAAAGAGTTACGCAGTAGAAGGAAGGTTGAGGCGCGAGAAGTATCAGTGCCTGAATGGGGTGACGAATCTGGAGCATTTAAGCTGTATTGCAGGGCTATTACTTGCTATGACTTAGATCAACTACAGAAGAAGCACCCTAACTTCCTGAACAACACCACGGTTGGCGCGATGGTGGATTTGATCGTTATGAAAGCAGAAGACGAGGGCGGTAGTAAGCTCTTTACATCTGCCGAAGATCGCATTGATTTGATGGGTGAAGAAACTAATGTAATTAGTGAGATTGCTAATCAGATGTTTGCACAGATCGAATCTGTAGAGGCAGCCGAGGGAAACTAAGAAGCGATCCGTCAAGGATGAATTTATTGTCTTTGGCTGATCGCCTTCATATGAGCATAGAAGAAGCAGAGCAAATGCCTGTCAGTCACTTTAACGAGTGGCTGGCCTACTACAAAATACTGAGTGAGAAAGATGGCTGAAGATGTAAAAATCACGATACGGGCATTCGATAAAACGCAGAAAGCATTTGGCGGTGTTACTTCTGGGTTGAAAGGTATTGCTAAAGCTGTTTTTTCTGCCAAAACTGCTGTTGCAGGTCTAGCAGGTATTGCAGGAATAGGCTTTTTAATTAAGCAGTCATTAGCCGCATCTGACCAACTATCAAAAACTGCACAAAAAATAGGCACTACAACTGAAGCCCTTAGTGCATTGCAATATGCTGCAAAAATAACAGGCGTAGAAGCCAACACCCTAAATATGGCCATGCAGCGATTTACTCGCAGAACCGCTGAGGCTGCAAACGGTACAGGCGAGGCCAAAAACGCCTTGCGTGAGCTAGGATTGGATGCTGAGGCATTAGTGCAGATGCCTTTAGACCAGAGAATGATTACTCTTGCAAAAGCCTTTTCAGTAGCCAGACCAGAAGCAGAAAAGCTGGCACTTGCTTTCAAACTGTTCGACTCGGAAGGCGCTGCATTAATTAATACTCTTAACCTTGGCGAGGAAGGGCTGCGAGAGTTAATGCAAGAGGCTGAAACTTTAGGGCTTGTGTTGGATCAGCAAGCAGCCACTGGCATCGAAAAAGCGAACGATGCAATGTTTAAGTTTTTCTCTATTACTCGCGGGCTTATTATGCAGCTCACGGCTGGGCTTGCACCTGCGTTAGAGCTTATTGCAACAGAGTTAAAGGAAAATACATTAGAAAGTATTGAGGAAGCAGGCGGCAGCGTTAAAGAGTTTGGGAAGCAACTTGCCATTAGTTTTATAACAACTATAGGTCAAAGTATTTCTGCACTTGGCCAATTAGTTAGAGGCATCACTGATTTTATGAAAGGCGCTCTTGAGATGGTCAACTGGGCGCGTGACTGGATGGGCTTGTCAGAAATCACAGTTGATTTGAATTATGATTTAGCAAATAGCATTGAAGATTTTGGGGCAAGAGTTTGGTCTGCTGGATATGGCCTAAAGTTTTTAAATGACAAAGTTGATGAAACAAACAAAAAAGCAGGAGAGGCTCCAAACATATTCCAGAAATGGGGCGCAAGCATTACTGACGTTGCAAGCAAAATGCCTAGCCTGCGTGAGCAAATGGATTCAGTTGGTAAGACTCTAGAGTCATCATTGACTCAGGGATTCACCGACGCAATCACTGGCGCTAAATCATTTGGTGATGCCATGAAAAATATGGGAAGGCTTGTTGTTGATGCTTTAATGAAAATGTTTGTCCAATATATGATTGTGCAGCCAATGCTTCAGGCTTTAGGGGGTGCGCTTGGGCTTCCAACAACTACATCTCCAACAGGCAAGGCAATTGGTGGTTCAGTGCAATCTGGCCAACCTTACATGGTTGGTGAGCGCGGGCCAGAAATGTTTGTGCCTAATCAGTCAGGCTCTATTGTCTCTAACGGCAATATGGGCGGTGGCTCAGGTGTTGTTGTTAATCAAACCATAAACGTCACCACAGGCATACAAAGCACTGTTAGAGCCGAGATAGCAAGCCTAATGCCACAGATAGCCCAAGCCGCTAAAGGCGCTGTAGCAGATGCTAGGGTGCGTGGCGGTAACTTCTCAAGAGCAATGGTCGGAGCATAACGAATGCCTTTATCTTTTCCGAATGTCGGCATACAGAATATGTCAATGCGCCTAAAGCGTGTTGTGGCTGTTGCTGAATCTCCCTTTAC